CTGCGCGAGTTGTTGCAGTCCCGAACAGAGGAATTGGTCTACAGGCAGGACACCGTAGGGACGCACCGATTGCAAGGGTGCGTTGCCACGCTGACTGAAATCCTGAAAGACCTCGCTCCGTAGCGGAGCAGCCGAGGAAATACGGGGGCGCTCGCTTCCTCGGGAACTTTACGCGACCACAGTGAATACCTGCGGGCAACGAACAAATACCCAAACGGGCTTGATCGACCCCAAAACGGCTCACGGAGAGATTGATGCTGCCTAAAGCAGTTGAAGAACAAGCACGCCGTGCGGAAGACCTGCACCGCCAGCTTTATGGGAATACCGATGAATCGGCTCCCGAAGTAGAAGCAAAGGCTCCCGAGCCCGTTGAGGCACCTAAGGAACAGGCAGCGCCTGAACCTGATGACGCTTCGTTCAAACGGAAATGGGAAGTCCTGTCAGGGAAGTACTCGGCTGAAGTGCCCCGTCTCGCAGCTGAGATACGTGAACTGAAGGAAAAGCTTGCACTTGCTGAGTCACAAGCGAGCGCTGCGCCGCCTAAGCCCTCGAAGCTAAAGCCCGAGGAGATTACGGAATACGGCGAAGAGTTCACTGACTTTGTGAAGCGGGCCGCAGCTGAGGTTGTTCCTGAAGACGTTGGGAACATCAAAGCGCAGGTCGAACAGCTTCGCGAAGAGACCGCACGTATCAAGCGAGACCGCTTCTACAACGAACTGGCAGCGAAGGCTCCTCACTGGGAGCGTACCAACGAGGACAAAGAGTTCCTTACGTGGCTCGCCGGCATCGATCCATTCAGTGGTCGGGTGCGTCAGGAGGTCTTCGATGAGGCAGTGAACTCAAACGACTCGTGGCGAGTTGCGAACTTCTTCAACGCGTTTGGCGGCGAACAAAGAGCCGAGCCAGCAGACGCGAGTGTTCTTGAACCGCTTGTTGAGCCGCAGACAACACGTGTCAGCGCGCCACCTCCGGGCAAGAAGATTTGGACGACCGACGAAATCAATCAGTTCTTTGCTGATCGACGTAGGGGTCTCTATTCACCAGCGGAAGCGGATCGGATTGATCAGGAACTCTTCGCCGCAGGACGCGAGGGCCGAATCCGACAACGGTAGCCCCGTGAGTGCGGCATGAAAGGTAAATCATGTCGATTCCAGTCTCAAGTAACTACTACGGTTCCGGTCAAGGAACCACCGACGGCTACGTTGGTAAGTTCATCCCCGAAATTTGGTCGGGCAAGTTGCAGCAAAAATTCTACGACAGCACCGTTCTGTCTGCGATCGCCAATACCGACTGGGAAGGCGAGATCAAAGATCAGGGCGACAAAGTCAAGATCCGTACCGTTCCGTCGATCACGATCAACGACTACACCAAAGGCCTCACCCTGACCAGCGAAGTTCCGGCGACTTCGGTTGTCGAACTGAACATCGACAAGGGCCACTATTTCTCGGTGGTTGCTGACGACATCGACAAGACTCAAGCAGACCTGCGTCTGATGGACATCTTCTCGAATGACGCTGCTCAGCAGATGAAGATCAAGATCGACACCAATGTGCTTGCCGGTATCGTTGGCGGCGCTGAGGCATCGAACAATCGTGGTGTCTCGAAGGCATCGCCTCTGGGTGGTCGCATCTCTGGCGACCTGCCGCTGGGCTTCTACAACGCCACTGGCGCAAGCGCAATCGCTGTTGCTATCGACCCGGCCTCCTCGGCTGGCTCCGGCGCAACCAGCACTAAGCGCACTCCTCTCGATCATCTGCTCGACCTCGGTCAGGCGATGGATGAGCAGAACCTGCCCGAGTCTGGTCGCTTCGTTGTAGTCCCCGCGTGGTTCGCCGCGATGCTGAAGAAGGGCGATCTGAAGAACGTGTACGTGTCCGGCGATGCAACTTCGATTGCTCGTAACGGTCAGGTCGGAACCATCGACCGCTTCACGGTCTACGTGTCGAACCTGCTGCCTAAGGTCACCGCCACCACCGACACCAACGGCGGCACCGCAAAGACCGGATACAGCGTCTTCGCTGGCGTCAAAGAAGGTCTGACCTTCGCTTCGCAAGTCACCAAAGTCGAGACGCTTCGTTCGACTGCGACCTTCGGCGACATCATGCGCGGCCTGAACGTGTACGGCTACAAAGTCGTTACGCCTAAGGCACTCGTTGAGTCTCTGGTCTCGAAGTGATGATGTAACGGAGGGGGCTTCGGCCCTCTCCGGTTATTAGTGAGGTAACGAATGGCCCTGACGGTATCCGATGTCCTGCTTCGTGCATCCGACATCATTCAAGACCAAACAAATGTTCGGTGGCCGCAAGAAGAGTTGCTGCGCTATCTGAACGACGCGCGGCGCGAAATTTCAATCGCCCGCCCAGACCTGTACGCAACCACTTCCACTGTCACGCTGACTGGTGGCGGTACTCGATACGCACTGCCGAGTGACGGTGTTCGTCTTATTGACGTGACTCGGAACATGCCGTCTGGTGCGGCAGGCAAAGCGATTCGGGTTGTCGAGCGCGAGATTCTCGACGCACAAAAGCCCGACTGGCACACCGAGACGGCTTCAGCAGTCGTTAAGCACTTCATGTACGACGAGCGCAACCCGCGCCAGTACTACGTGTATCCGCCGGCCACTGCGGGCCATCAGATTGAGATCGTCTACGGGCAAACACCGACTGACATCTCCGTTCTGTCCACCCCGCTTTCGCAAGAGGACATCTACACCGGGGCGATTGTTGACTACATCTGCTATCGGGCGTTCTCAAAAGACAGTGAGTACGCAGGTAATGCGCAGCGCGCACAAGCTCATTACCAGCAGTTCATGAACGCGCTGGGTCTGGGCAACAAAGTCAATCAGATCACCAGCCCGAACACCGCCAACGTGGGCGGTCGTCCGCCTCGTGCTGCTGCCGCTGCCTGATGCTGTACTCCACTTTGGTCCCTGAGATTCTCCCCGAGGTTATCGGGTGCCCTGATACGACTATCGAGCGGGCTGTCAGGGATGCCGCCATTGAGTTTTGCGACACCGCTTTGGTTTACACGGTGGATCAAGACCCGGTGGCGGTGACCAAAGGACTGACAGAGGTTGATCTGGACATCCCCACAGGAGCCCGACTCGTGCAGGTTCTTCGAGTCATGCTCGGCCAAAACGAGCTTACTCGGATGTCCAGAGAAGACCTGTTCTCCAGCGGGCGTGCGTGGCAAACGGATACAGGGCGGCCTCAGGTGGTGACGTTCTCCACTGAGGCATCGATCCGTCTCGTGCCGATCGCAGACCAGTCTTTGACTGAGAAGCTCTACATCCGATTCGCAGTCACCCCGACGCGTGCCGCCACTTCGGTCCCAGACAGTATCGCGGAGCGTTACTACCGCGAGATCGTCTTCGGGGCTAAGGCAACGCTTTTGCTGATACCCGGCCAGACGTGGAGCAATCCCCAGCTGGCGATGGCTCACCGCAGCGCATTTGAGCGGGGGATGCGCGAAGCGAGGCTGACCTCCTCTCAAGACGGCGTTGCAAACAATCGCCGCTTCCGAATCCCGAGGGCTGTCTGATGGCCGAAAGAATCAAGTTAGTTCAGGGCGACACCCGCCCCCAGATCGTTATCAGTCTGAAGACATCTGCCGGAACTGCAATCGACTGCACCGGAGCTACGGCGCGGATGTACTTCAGGGCGGAAGGCTCAACAACTCTGCTTCAAACAATTGTCGGGAGTTTGCTCACCGGCTTTGTGAATGACGACGGGTCGATCAACTCCGCTGCTCCCTACAACGTCGCGGGTGCCGGTGGCAGAGCTTCATTTTCTTGGCCTGTCGGCGCTCTCAATGTTGACGCTGGAAATTACGAAGGCGAGATCGAAATCACGTATGCGGATCAATCGATTCAGACCGTCTACGACCTCATCAAATTCAAAGTCCGCTCGGACTTCTAGGAGTAAGAAATGAAAGAAGCATCCTCTTCTATCGACGCTGCTGTCACGAGCTTCATCGGCAACAACTCGCTTGTTGATTCGATCGAGGCCCCGTACTTCACGTACGACATTCAGTGCGTTGGCGAAGATGGTCAAGAGAAGTGGCGCGAGACGTTCCGTAATCTTGTGACCACTGCTGGCAAGACTCTCATCCTGAACACCATCTTTGGCTCGACGGCAAAGTCCGCCAGCTGGTTCTTGGGGATGATCAGCACGCTCGGCGCTGGCCCCAATGTTACCGACACGCTGGCCTCTAAGGCGTGGACTGAATCGACTGCCTACACCGGCAACCGCAAGACCATCACATTCGGCACTGCATCTGCTGGCTCGATTACGCACACCGCAGTTGGTTTTGGCATTACCGCTACGGACACTATCAACGGCTGTTTCGTTTGCGATGCTGCCACGGGCACTGCTGGAACTCTGTATAGCGCAGGCACGTTCACCGCGCGTGCGGTAAGTAACACCGACACGTTGAACATCACCGTCACTCTGACCATCGCCTAAGAGGTTAGAAATGAGCCTGAAATCTGAACTGGAAAACGATCCTCTGAATCGCGGCTACGCGGCCTTCATTGGTAACGCGCCCGGCGTTCTTGCGGACATGATGAACGCTCGCATCTATTCGATGGTCAAAGAGAAGTTCGTTAGTGCGCGTGGTGTGCTGGCTGCTCACGGCTCTGCCGGCGCTGAAATCATCGAGGCGCTCAACAATGCTTCTGCATCCAACGTCACGATCAAGTGGGCGATGAAGTTCGTTGAGCAAGACAGCGGCATCGATGTCGGGCATCCGAATACGCAAGCTCTGTTGGACGCCGTTGTGCCTGCTGTGCTGACTCAAGCTCAGGCTGACCTCATCAAAGGTATGGCGATCCAGCCGGCGTCCCGCGCCGAAGTCCTCGGTCTCGGCTATGTCTTTGCACATGACGTTCAGGCGGCGCTCGCCTAATGAACCCGTGGGTTGCGCTTTGGGTTCTGTTGATGTGGATGATGCTCTTTGGATGCAGTGATCCAGAGGCACACACAACGGTTCAAGTCGAAGAAAAGCCAGCCCCTACTTTGAGAGCTAATAATGGCAGACATCAAATCCCACGTTCAGACACCGACATCACTCACGGTGACGGGCCTGTCCACGCTGAACCCAGCGACCAGCCTGTACGTGGTGTCCAATACGATTACTCACTCTACCAACGACCCGTTGGATGTGCTGATCGATGTGACCGCGACGACGGGGACGACTCCGACCGGCAACAAGCAGCTAGTGGTGTTCGCGAAGGGAAGTCTGGACGGGACGAACTTCGGGTCAGGACCAGAGAGCGCGACGACGGCGACGACGAACGAAGCGGACCTGCACTACGTCGGGTCTGTCCCGATGAACGACACAACTGCACATCGGAAAATCTTCTCGTTGGCTGCTGCGTACGGTGGCGTTCTTCCGGTAGCGACTAAGCTCGTTTTCAAAAACGACTTAGGTGTCACGCTCACGGCTGGCACCGTTCAAGTCTCTGAGGTCTGGGGCATCGCGGTCTAACTAATGGCTGTTACGGCTGTCACGATCACAAGTGGTCCGACAGTCGTCGGTCGCTCTGTCACGCTCTCTGGAACGCTGGACAGAGACGGTGGTGGCACGAACAATGACGTAAATTTCATCGCGTCGAACGCCGGCTTTGTAACCTCTCCCGTTCTTCGACTTTCAGATAACGCTATCGCCCTCGACGGCAGTGGGTCTGCTGGTTCTGGTATAGCGTGGAATTGGACTGGAACGCTTCCAGAGGATTCCTACATCTCCGTCAGGGCGTATCAAAACTCACCGCCCTACAATCCGCTTTCAACAGCGACCTCTGGTTTTACAGTCCAGCTACGCAAGCCTTTGGCAGGCATTTGGACGCCTCGACGGGATGCTCGTGGGCTGTTTGTCCCCGCTCCGAGAATGGCTAGTCAACCCAGAGTCGGAGAGGTTGGTACTCCACTTCGGCACTACAACTACGCGCCCGCAGGCAGCAACGGAATCTATACGTCCGTTTTTGACCGTGTAATCCGCAAGACCGAAGAGAATTACGGGCCGACGAATCTAAGAACGGTCAATACCCCCTACGGCCCCGGCATCGATGCGCAGACCGGCTGGCAATTTACCGCGTATCCAATTCAAGGCGGCGGATGGAGTGTTGCGCGTCAAACTTGGGTATCACTTTTCTACATCTACGACGCCTCCAAATACATCACAAACTATCCGAGGTTCTTTGGGAACATTGGTAACAATCCATCCCAAAGAGTACAAACGATATCGTGGATCAATACTGCTGGTGAGCAATCTTTAGTCGTCACATCCGACACCGGATTTAGCGGTGGCGAAGTTTCTGTAAGCGGTGTGGGCAATGGTCTGCACTGTATGGTCGTTACTTCAATTACAGGATCGTCGCCAACTGGCGTGCGGATATTTTTGGATGGTCGGCTTGTTGCGACAACAACGGCCCCCAGCGTATGGAACGGCGCCACCTT